TTATATTAACGGAGAGTCTGAATCAATTAATAATAAGATGATTAACGATGGATATGCTTGGGGATATCTTGGGGAAACTAAGATTAAAGATTTTGAAGTTCTTAAAAAGGCTAGATCAAAGTCTGGCAAATGAAAAACGTTTTTTATTTTACAGCAGACTGGTGTAATCCTTGTAAAAAAACAAGACCAGTTGTTGAGGAATTAAAAAAAGAAGGTTTTCAATTTCAAATGATAGATGTTGATTACGAACAACTTTTGGCTAAACAATTTCAGGTTAAATCAATTCCTACATTTATTTTATTAGAAGACGGCAAAGAACTTGATCGTGTAACTGGGGCACAGACAAGGAAAGAGTTGGAGAATTTTATTAATTATGAAAAAACTATTCAAGAGAATATTTAATCCAGATGGAAAAAATATGAGTTTAGAAGAAAATGAAATGATTGAAAGGTTGATTCTTGAAGGTGGGTTAGAAGTTGCGGGTATTGATTCTGAAGACGGATCATTACTATACTCATTTACACCTAAAATTAAAGAATTAATGCCAGAACTTTATAATGACCATCTTAATAGAGTTAATGCTGAAATACTTTCTTTATGGGAAAGATCCTATGTGGACATAGATTTTTTGGCAAAAGATCCAGTGATTACCCTTACAGATAAATCTTTTGATCCCGTAGAAATGTCAAAACTACGCAAGCAAGACGTTTGGGCTATAGAAGAACTTAAACGCCTAACCCGTAAGAAATAACTCTGATATAATAAAAGCATGAGTAATATTGTAGAAGGCGATTTTGTAATGTTTGTCCATGAAGATAACGAAATTATGGCTGGTCGTGTTGAATATGTTATGACCAATCCTGGCTTACTTGGTCTTCCTGGTTCTGAATATTCAATGGAATATGCTGAAGATGACAAACCAGTTATTGTTCGTGCTTATAAGGCAGCCGATGGCGCATGGGAAGAACAACCATATGTTTTCTATCATCGCATGTCAGAAGTTGTAAAGATTGAATCATTATCTGTATCTGTTGATATGGTAATGGAAGTAGGATCAACTGGCAGTGGAATTCCAGCAGTGTTATCGCAATCTGATATGGAAAACATGTATGCTGTTCAAATAGGAAAATCTTATAACTCAGATAATGAAGATGAAGATAAGTGGGACAACATGGAAAAAAAGTGTTGGGTCGGATATGAGCAACGTGGTATGAAAGAAAAAGGTGGACGCATGGTTCCTAATTGTGTTCCTGTTTCTAAAGTAAACGAGATGAGTGATTCTATGGAAAAGAAAAAACCAAAATACGAAGATTTTATTAAACCAAGAAGTGGCGGGAGTGAGCCGTCCAATCCAAAACTTTATGCAGCAGTTGTACAGGCAGCAAAAGACAAGTTTGATGTTTATCCATCTGCAGTGGCAAATTCTTGGGTAGTGCAAGAATATAAGCGTCGTGGTGGCACATATAAATCAAAATCACAATCTACAACCAAAAATATTTGGGGTGGAGTATTTGATCCTTTGACATTGGAAAAATAATGCCAAAGAAAAAATCAACAGCATTTAACCCTACACAAATAAAAAATGGCAGGGTTGTTCGTTTAAGAAAAGACGGGACTGTTAAAGCAGACCTTGGTCCATATCCAAAAACAAAAATGGGGGTAACTAATGGCAAATAAAGAACAAAAGGGTAACGCTAATAAAAAGAAAGAGCCAAAAATGACTCTTAAAGAAAAGCGTGTTGCTAAACAAGAAAAGAAAAAATTAAAATGAATACATTTTATTTTTTGCATTCATTAGCAATAGGTTTATTAATGATTGGTTCATTCTTTTGGGGTAGATCTTATGAAAAAAACAAGGTAAGCGAAAATGGCTGATACATACACACCTACATCTGGTATGAAGGCTGCTGCTCGTCGTGCTTTAAAGTGGAAAGCAGACGGTAAGGCAACAGGTGCTGGAACTCCAGTAGGTTGGGGTAGAGCAACAGATATAGTTGCTGGTAGAGCAATGTCTCTTAGTACTGTTAAAAGAATGTATTCTTTTTTTTCTCGTCATGAAGTAGACAAAAAAGGCAAAGGGTTTTACGATGGTCCAGAGTTTCCATCTAACGGAAGAATTATGTGGGATGCTTGGGGCGGAGATGCAGGGTTTTCGTGGAGCCGTGCAATTACACAAAGAGAAAAGAAAAAAGTAGAAAAAATTTGGCAGGGAACTGCATTTGATTTAAGAAAGTAGGGGGGTATATGGATAATTTAGAAAAAAATGAATTAATTCAATTAATATCATTTTATAAACAAAAACTATCTGACGTAGAGTTAGAGTCATTAAAACTACAACTTGAGATTAATAAACTTAACTCTATGGTTTTAGGGCTAAGTAAAGAATCAGTTAAAAAAACTAAATAAAATGAAATATTTATTAGTTGTAGGCTTGACATTGCTGGCTTACGGGTCTATAATTAAGATATTAAATAAAAAAAGAATATCATTTTTAAAAAAAATTAAATATCGGCAAAGCAATATTTATGAAATGATTAAAGATGTTATTCCAAAACAAAGGTTTGAGAAGCCTAAGTTTATTACTCAATCTCAAAAACATGTTCAAAAAAATATGTTAAAAGTAGTAATAGAAAAAGATAAAGCATATTGGATATTAGATAATGTTTTTTATACTGCTAATACTATTAACGGCAGGATAGATGAAGATACAGCAAAACCATTAGATATTGAAAATATGTCAACAAAAGAATTAGATAACATGTTATCAATACTTGATGACTTAAAACAAGGAGTGGGACCAGATGATAGTGGCAGTGCAGGGAACAAAAGAGTTTAACCAGTACAACATCTTTTTACGTGCCATGAGTGTTGCCTTGTCGGGAATGAAAGATGAGGATAATGAATTTATTATTTACTCCGCTGGCCCATCAAAAATAAATAATTTTGTTTCAGAGTTCTCTAATTTATCAGAACGTGGAATGAAGGCAAGAGGCAAAAAGATTAAATTTTATAACGTAGCACCTGCATGGTTGAGCGAAAATATAAATCAAATTAATTATTTTGCTTTTTTAAGTAATCCAAAAGAAACCAAATCAAAATTGGTTTTAACTGCAGAAGCAAACAACATTGACGTTGGTCTTTTTAAATATTAGGAGAAAAAATGATTATTAGAAGTTTAAATACAATGGAAAAAATTGTAAGTAAGAATGAAAACCTTATTTGGCATGCGTGGGATGTAATTGATTTAAAAGAATCTGATACAGCAAAAACTTCTCCTGCGGGCATTAGAGTAAAAAACAAGTGGTATCTGCATAGAATTTATAAGCCTGGTCGTAATGGTTGGGATATACCAAATAAGTATAAGGATTAACCTTGAAACAGCATTTATGGAAAGATGAGGCTATCTGTTTAGGCCTTGATACAAATATATATTTTGATAAATATGAAGATCAAGAAGATTCTAGACATAGCGTTGACGCACTTTGTAAGCAGTGTCCAGTTAGAAAAGTCTGCTTTGCTAATGGTGTTTCAGGAAAAGAATGGGGAGTTTGGGGCGGTGTTTATCTAGAAGGTGGAGAAGTTTCAAGAGAATTTAATAAACATAAAACTAAACAAGACTGGTCAACTACTTGGCAAGCCCTAACAATGGAGCAATAATGAATAAAAAGTTTTTAATAACTCCAGTAGAAGAAGGAGCAGAATTTTTCTTTAATATAAACCCTTCCTCTGAATTTATTCCCGAATGGTATAGGAAATCTGCTACCCAAATGCCTGGTACAAACTCTGAACTTTTAGTTAGCAATCCAAGCACAACAACTTCTACATATAAAAAATGTACTCCATTTTTTGATGCCATAACTGCGGGGTATATGATGCATTTAACAGCAGACATAGAAGTAATAAAAAGAGAAAATAACCTACCATATATTATGTGGAGAACTGAAAGAAAAATTATTACAGAACATTCTTTAGATCAGTGGGAAGGCTTGCCATGTCCAGAAGGATACTCTCCATTTGTGTATAAATGGCATAACCAATTTAATATTAAATTACCAAAAGATTACTCTTTGATGTTTTTAAGTCCAATCAATAGGTTTGATCTTCCATTTTTAACAATTACTGGAATAGTTGATTGTGATACGTGGACTGGAAGTGTTCACTTTCCATTTTTTATTAAAAATAATTTTACTGGTATTATTGAAAAAGGAACGCCAATTACACAAATAATACCAATTAAACGTGAATTTTGGAAAAAAGAACAAGGTAAGTATGATGCTAAAAATGTATTCTTAAATCAACAAAAAGTTTTTTCTACAATAAAAAGATCATATAAAAATAATTACTGGCATAGAAAAGAATATAAATAATGTATACAGACGCCATGCGTATGGCTGTGCACTCAATTCTACCACCTAAAGGATTTGGGGTAGAAATTATTGACAATGAGCATTTTCTTACGGTAAAATTAGATGAAAAAAAATTTTTGCACATGGGGCATGATGATAAAATATCAGCACTTCAATATGTCGTAAAATTAAAAAAGGTTTTAGAAGAATGTGGTGCAATAGTTTTAGTAACTAGAGAGGCAATAAAATGATAAAACAAATTATATTATTTTTTATTTGTAAAATAAAATTACACAACCTTGTTGACGCTGGCTCTTGTCCGTTTACTGGTAAAAATTATGCAGCATGCCTAAGATGTGGAGTAACAATAGTAAAATGAAAAAGAAAATAATTATATTAATATCATTAGCAATATCTGTTCTTGTTGCAATTAGTTTGTTCTTTGCTGCAAAACTTAGTCAATTATCAGATTTAGAATTATTTGACATTGAAGAAGATAATTAATGCAAACTTTTTTACCTTACAAAGATTATAACCAGTGTGCAGAAATACTAGATAATAAAAGATTAAATAAACAAATATTAGAGTCATACCAAATACTTAAGGTTTTATCTGGCCAATCTCTTTCGGGTGCATGGCGCAATCATCCAGCGGTATTGATGTGGAAGAATGCTGAAAAATCATTGCGTACATACGCTAATGCCATGATTAAAGAGGCTAGACTTAGAGGTATTAGGACAGATGGCAATGAGGCCAACCTAGACGCTTTAGAAGCCGTTTCTGGGCATCTGTGGGGTACTCAACAGCCAGTCTGGAGTCTGGGATCTCATGTAAATCGTGTTAATATTACCCATAGGGCTAATCTTTACCGTAAAGATCATATCTATTATGCAGAGTTTTATAAAGACACCCAGAGTAAAGACAATAAACCTTGTTGCGATAGGTGTTTGTATTATTGGGCAACCCATGCTATTAAGAAATCATTAGATGAGGTATAATTAAAAAATGAAAAAGATTTTAATAGTTGGTGGTGGAACTGCTGGTTGGATTACCGCACTTATGGTAAAAAGAAAAATGCCAAATTTTGATGTCTCTTTAGTAGAATCAGAAGAAATAGGTATTCTTGGTGCTGGGGAAGGAACAACTCCAAATTTTGTTGAAATTATGGATTGGTTGGGAATTCCATTAACAGATCTTATGGAAAACACTGGTTGCACAATTAAAAATGGGATTAAGTTTACTAATTGGACACCCAAAAAAGATTACTACTATCATAATTTTGGATCACAAATACCATCAATATCTCCTAATTTAAAAAATAGTTTTAGTCAAACTTTTAATCAAAGCAGTTTGTATTATTTAATGACAGCACATCATAAAATAAACAAAAAAGAATCAGATTATTCATCAATTATAAGTGAAAAAAGAAAAGTTCCATTTACATATATTGAAAATAAAAGAACAAATAATGAAATTTTTAATTATGACCAATTAGCAAGTTTTGCAGTTCATTTTGATGCAAGAAAACTTGCAAATTTTTTAAAACAAAAAGGAGTTGAGCGTGGAATTCAAAGAATAGAAGGAAAGGTTTCTGATATAGAGACAGATAAAAATAACAATATATCTGCTATTATTTTAGAAAATTCATTTAAAATAACAACTGATTTTGTTTTTGATTGTTCTGGTTTTAATAAAATAATAATTGGAAAACATTATAATACAGAATGGAAAGACCTATCAGATAAATTAACCACAAACGCAGCAATTCCATTTTTTTTGCCAAAAGAAAAAGAAAACAATTTACCACCATACACAGAATCAATTGCAATGAAATATGGGTGGATATGGAAAATCCCATTACAAGAGAGATATGGTTGCGGTTATGTTTATAACTCAAGATTAGTTTCATACGAAGATGCTAAAAAAGAACTTGATGGTTATTTAGGATTTTCTGTTGAATCACCAAAATCTTTTTCTTTTGTTCCTGGATATTATAAAAGTCCATGGACAAAAAATTGTCTTGCAGTAGGTTTATCTTCTGGATTTTTAGAACCATTAGAAGCAACTTCAATTTGGACATCTATATATTTTTTACAGATATTGTTATCTGATGTTTCTCAATTGTTTAATAATTCTGAAAATGCAAGAAAATATTATAATTCAAGATTTTGTGAGTGGTGGGAACAAACTGCAGATTTTATTTTTTTACATTATATGGGTAAA